GGGCAATGTTTTAGTAACAGATTACGAATTTGATACAAATCGTAAACCCGCCCCGCCGGCATATGCAGCAAATGTAAATAAAAGTATTTTAGAAAACGCGAAGAAAATGGTTAGCGAATCAAACCCGGACCAACCAGATATTGCTGATAAATTATTTCGAGATTTAGGCGATGAATATGTTTTTGAACAATCGTTGCGACCGTTTCATTCTACGGCGAGCACCACGATTCCAAACGATCAAGGAGGGTTTGCTGATTTTTGCTACGGCGACATGCTTTCTTGTAAACAAGGTAATATGTTTGCGTGTGTGCGAGATAATGTAAGATATACTAATTATTAAAACTTTTACTATTTTTATATGTATATATAGTAAATATAGTAAGAGACGCAAATGTCGACAATTAGAAACTACACCTTTTACAATACCGATCGCATCGAAGACGATTTAACAACCGGAACACAACATACAATGCAAAATTCGCGTTTTTCTAATTATAACCTAACCAGTTATTTTAGCGAGTTTCCTACCAATTCTCAAATACAGTTTGCTACATCACAACCAGTTATTATGTCAAGTGGGACTATTTTAGGTAGTGGAGTTGGATCGAATGTAGATGCCGACAGTTCTTTGTTGATGAACCAAGAACAAGAACGACCTTTAGAAAGATTGCAATTGATGCAGCGTCCTTTTTTGACAGTTCCTTATTTGGGGCGTGGATCGTGTGATCCTACTTTGGAAGCACAACTCCAACACGGCGAGATGGTTTCTGATAAGAAAAGTGTATCAACTGTTATGACACAGAGCTTTATGGGGTACACATTGTATCCGACGAGCGATAAAATGGAGAGCCGCGTTCACGATTCGAAATACACGGTCGAAGAAGCGGCAATGGACGGGTGGGTGCGCGGAGGGAAAACGTCTCGCGAAATGGGGGAAGATACTACATTTAGTAAAAATCACCGCCCCACAGATAAATATTTTTAAACAAAAATCGTTGTAAAATAAAAATGTTTTAATATCATATAATGCCTTGCAAAGCAGCACCAATGACCGGCGGGAAACGCACCATGCACAAAAACACCATGTCCAAAAAGAGAGTTAAGGGAGGGAAAAGTCGAAAAAACGTGAGTCGACGAAACCGCAGCCAAAAAAAAAGAAAATAAAGTCTGGAGGAAAACCCTCAAAAATGTAAGAAACCATAGCATATTATTTTTACGCAAAATAATATGGTATAACCATTTTTATTTGAAATATTTGAAACGATTTAAAAACTTGTATATTGTATTATTTAGAAATACAACACATAATCTTTGAAAATGTCCGTCCATTCCATTTACAATTATGATTTAGAGAATATATCTTACACGAACGATTTAGAATATCGTGCGTGGATACGTAAAATATTCTGTATGCAAATGCCAAATGATGCCGAAATAACCGATCAGTTCGAAGGGATGGACGAAGTATCAAAGGATGAACTGTTATACGATGAAAATGCAGTAATGAAGGCCCTCGATTTTGTTTATGCAAAAACGCGCAATAAAAAAATATTTAAAGAATTGTATGATTTAGGCGCTGCAACGATGTTGTCAACTGACCGAAGCATTGGACTTAGTGTATTATTTTCGTATGATTACATGTCTCATTTTCACAATTGTGTTATTTGTTTCTTAAAAACGCCCGAGAATTTTAACGAAACGAACGAATCCTATCTTTATTTGAAAAAGAAATTAACTTGATTTTTTTGAAAATATCTCATTTGCGATCAATAATTCATCAGGCGTGTTTATATTTAGAATTTGATATTTATTCTGTATAGGTAAGTCGTAATATATCATACCAATATTTTTATCATTCGCTATCTCCACTATGTCGGTCAAATAATATTCAGAACTGGCATTTAGGTTACGAATGAATGGCACCGTTTTATATAAAAAGTCCACGCCGATATGATATATTCCACAGTTAACGTATTGAATTTTTTTTTCGGATGCAGAACAATCTTTTTCCTCTGTAATTTTCCGGATGGTATTGTCGTCGTTGAAAATAATTCGGCCACAACCAGTCGGATTATCGGACTTGGTTATGAGCAATGAATTTTGAATGGCTGTTAATTTTACGAGGGTTTGACGAGTAATGAGGGGAACGTCTCCTGATAATATCAAAACACTGGTATCTATCGGAATTTTGTTTTCAATAAAATAAGATACACAACATTGAATCGCATTACCGGTTCCGAGCGGTTCTGGTTGATCAATATATTCGAATATCGACGTATTTTTGAAATATTGTTCGATTTGGGTTCGAATAATATTTTTATATTTTCCAACCACAATTAATATTTTAGACGAACCGATCTGTATTGCATTTTCGATTACATAACAAATCATCGGTTTATTGTTGATCGGATGCAGCACCTTGGGTAAATCGGAATTCATACGTTTCCCGAGCCCGCCAGACATGATAATAGTAATCATTGTCAAATCAAATCAAATAATATAAAATATACATTTGTGTTTTTATATTATTGTTTTTGTTTTTATTTTTGTTTTGTTTTGTTTTTTGTAAGATTTTAATATCATTGTTCATTATATAAATCGTTTTAATGGCATCTACAAAAAATAAAAACACTCAACAAGATTATAATTTAGAAAAATGGTCGCTGGATAAACAAACATCTTATTGTACTTACGCACCATATGGCGTACCGCGGACATCGATGTTTGCCGGAGACGGATTAATTCACGGTAGAATGGGGAGCGAGGCATTATCGCATAATTCGAGCGACATTGAATCATTTTTGTTCGGGATTGGCTCTACGAATTTAGTCAATCCGAATAAAGAACCTGTTCCGCAATTTAAGCCCTTGAATACATTATCAATCATTGATAAACAACAGGTAATATTACCCGAACCTTTGGCAGTGAAAGACAATCAACGCCAATATCCGATGAAATAGTTATATATTTGGATAAGTTCAGTTGCTGACCTACGCTACAATCGGTAATCCAACTCGCTCCAATATTGTTAAACCATTATTATTAATAAAAATTTCTTTAATAACCCAATCATTGTTATTTTCTAAAAATTCTTCAATTGCTTTCGATAATCCTGTAAATATTTCTTCACGGGTAAACCCACTATCGATAATCATTTTTTCTATTTGTGCCTCACTATATTCGTGTTTATATCTATGTACTTCACCATAAATACCATCAACTGTTGTATCATGCATAATAATATATTTGTTTGTAATTTTACTAAATTTTTCTAATTCTCTTTTTAATTGCCCATATATGTGCCAAGTATCTATAAAAACCAAATCCACATTTTCCTTAATATCTAATTGTAAATTATTAATCCATTTATATTCGATTTTTACATCTAAATCTTTACAAACAACTAATAAATTATTTATATCACATTCTGTAATATCATTCAATAAAATTTTTCTGTTTGATTTCTTATTATTTAATAAACCAAATACTAAAGCATAACTGGAAATACATCCTCTTACACCTGTTTCTAATATACTTTCACATTCTGTAGCATATTGAAAGAGAGTCGGTAAATGTTCATTAATATCAGAAGGTTTATCACATAAACGAATATAACTTTTTTGGAGTGATTGGTAGTCGTCATTGGACGAAGGGTTTTTTATACTTTCCATGTATGTATATAAAGAAACAATATAATATTTTATATTGTTTCTTTATAAAAATGATTTATTTAATACCAATGTCAATAAATAATAAAAAAGGTGTAAATAATTTTGAACATCGTAAAAATAGATATATAGATTGGAGCGAACTCCTTCACTAAAGTTCCGGAGTTAAGAATATTGATTGTATAAAATTTGCGATTATAGACAAAATAGTTTATATTAATATTTTATGATAAATACATATAAAATAAACGCGATAATGAGATTATACCAGTATTATAAATGTCAACCAATGTATATCGTTCGGGGCAACTAAACACTCAAAATGAATTATTAATGTCGAATTTGATGGATTTTTACCAAGATCGCACACATTTATTTAAAATGATGAATATTATTAATGGTGAATCCAAGATTTCTTTGCGCATCGTGGATTGGTTCGTAACCAACTTTGCAAAGAAATTTTATACCGTATATGAAATGCCGGTCCACCGCAGAATCGGCGAAACTCATTCCGATAAAGTTCGTTTTAAAGTTTACAACGATTACAAGCTCAAACTCAAAGCATATTCGAAAAAAAGATTTGATCCGTTCTGTAGATGGGACCGTATCTCGATACCTTACGACGAAAATAATTATATGGAAACCACAATCGGCCAATTAAATTTTTTCAAATGGGCTATCGAAAATCATATCGTCGAATATATTGAGACCAATTATGATGCCATTGAAAACGATATGAACGCCCGGAATAGCACGTCAAAACGCAAATATTCGTTGGACAATCATGGTGAAAATGGAGCAGAATCGCAAGACAATTCCAAGACGCGCAAGAAACGCGAAGAATTATCAATTTCTGCTTGTAAATGCATTAAAAAAGAAACGGTAAATATTATTGTGAAATTTAGTTGAATAAAAAATAAAAATAAAAATAAAAAATAACCAGTTCATATTGGTTATTTTTTGGTCCTGAGCGAGCCGGAAGTACGAAAAGTGTAAAAACATTATAATTCCCCGATTTCCATACCCATCGATAACATTTTATTTATTCTAGATGGATGCATTGTTTTTTTCATCAGTTCTTCCAATATGATGCGTGTTCTATAGACTGACATTTTTTGAAAGTCGTATTCAAAAATGGCGGGGTTTAACGATAAGTTTGACCAATCGATTTTGTCTTGGTTTTGTTCAAGCAAATGAATCGCCTTTGGATTCGCTGATAATTTAGACCAATTGATTTTGTCTTGGTTTTTCTCGAGTAAATGAATCGCAGCCGTATTACCGGATAAATAAGACCAATCGATTTTGTCTTGGTTTTTCTCGAGTAAATGAAGTGCTTTATTATTGGCAGATAAAGTGGACCAATCGATTTTGTCTTGGGTTTTCTCGATTAAATGAATCGCATTTGGATTCGCACATAACATGGAAAAATTTATATATTCAGGATTTTGTTCCAATATATGAATGGCACCGGAATTATTCGATAACCAATACCAATATATTTTATCGAGGTTTTGCTCCAATATATGAATGGCTTTCGGATTTCTTGACAGCATTATCCAATCGATTTTATCGGGGGTTTGTTCCAATATATGAATGGCATTTTGATTTTTGGACAACACGGTCCATACGATTTTATCAGGGTTTTGTTCTAATAGACGAATGGCCCATGGATTTCTATTTTGAGACAAATAGAACCAATCAATTTGGTCGAGTTGTTTGATTAAATCAACGGCTTCGAAATTGGCGCATAATTCATCTGACAATTTGGCTTTATTTATCCAATTCTTAGGTTTCATACATATGTTCATTATTGTATTAATGTATTATTGTATTATTATTCGTTTGTATTATTATTCGTTTGTATTATTATTTGTTTGTTTTTATTATATAATAATTATATTATATAAAGAATTCAACTTTTGCACCGCGTTTAATATTCAATACATTGCATGTCCCTCCAAGCATTTCTATTACAATCTCGCCTTTTCCTGTATAATTTTTACATATATCCGTTGCACATGGTGGACAATTATTATGAATTTTACTAATTTTTCCATTTTTTACAAAAATAACATCTAGTGGGACTATACAATTCTTCATCCAAAACGAAGACTCGGGAGTGTTCATAACAAATAGCAATGCATTAAAATTGCCATCAAATTTTTTACCCATCATTCCCATTTGAATTTCTATCGGAGAGCGCAAAACCTTTGTCTTAAATATATGTTTATTTATACGTGTATGGACGTACATTATTATATAAACCATATATTATAATTTATACGGACTCCTTTACTAAAGGTCCAGCTCGCTCCAAAACAATATAAAGAATTTTTACTATTATATTTATCAAAACTCCTTCAATGCTACGCATGTCTTCGACGTTCATCAATACAGGAAGCTCACATCCCTCTCCGTCTAACGGCGTATCAGATGCAAAAGAAGTTCAGCTGGACTATGAGCCCCATAACATTCTGATAACGGGGGGTGCGGGGTTCATTGCTTCTCATGTTTGCATTCTTTTGGCAAAAAAATATCCTCAATTAAAAATTGTTAACTTTGATCGTCTCGATTATTGCTCGTGTGTTGCAAATCTGGACTGTATAAAAGATCTTCCCAACTACAAGTTTGTCAAGGGCAACATTTGCAGTTCAGAACTTGTAAGTTATGTCCTGGAATTAGAAAAAATTGATACTATCATGCATTTTGCGGCTCAGACTCATGTGGATAATTCCTTTGGAAATTCGTTTCAATTCACGCAGAATAACATTATGGGAACCCATGTTCTTTTGGAATCTGCCAAATTAGCAAAAATCAAACGCTTCATCCATGTCAGTACCGATGAGGTGTACGGCGAGCAACGATGGGATCAAGAGGCAATGAATGAAGAACAGGTATTGGAGCCCACTAATCCTTATGCCGCAACCAAGGCAGGTGCAGAGTTTTTAGCTAAGTCATATATGCGTTCTTTTGGTATGCCTATCATCATAACCCGAGGCAACAATGTCTATGGTCCTCATCAATTTCCTGAAAAGCTCATTCCGAAATTCATCAACCAATTAATGCGTGGGAACAAAGTAACCTTACATGGTACTGGCGCGAACAAACGCAATTTTTTATATGTGGAGGATGTTGCACGCGCGTTTGAGATTATCCTTTTCAAGGGCAAAGTCGGCGTAGTGTATAATATTGGAGGCAGCAATGAGTTGGCAAACATTGAAGTTGCTAAAAAGCTCATCGATTTGGCGGGATATGCTAGCAAAGATATGATGACCTTTGTTGAGGATCGTGTTTTTAATGATTTGCGCTACCATATTAACTCGGATCGTCTCTTTGATTTAGGCTGGAGAGAGCAGGTAAGCTGGGAGAGCGGGATTTTGACAACTTTTGAGTGGTATCAACGCAATACACATAGATATGGAAATATTGATTCTGCTTTAGTTGCGCATCCTAGAGCCGGACTGGATAAAGGAGCCAATATTTAAACTCATTAGCTAATGTTCCAGTTCATTTTAAAACAATATAAAGTTTTTTTATGATACTATTTATCGTAATGGATGAAAATATGCCCACTAATATATCAGGTTGCATTCATATTTTAACGACTGGCCAAAAAAAAGGATCACGATGCGGTTGTCAAAAAATATATTGCCATCGTCGATGCCTGCGGCATTTTAGAATGATTCCCAAAGATCAATATAATAATAACAATTACGGTAATCCAGACCAGGCGCATTTATGGGTACAATGGGTTATGAGTGTAAATGATAATGTTAATGATAATACTAATAATATAAATAATCGTTGATTATATTATAGTAATACATCGACCAAACAGAAAAATGGAAATTTCAGATAATCTTGACTCAATTATAGAATTATTGAAATATATTCAGTGCAATATTGATAGATTGGAACAAAAAATGGACAAAGTCGAACAAAAAATGGACAAGGTGGAACAAAAAATCGATAAAGTGGAACAAAAATTGGACAACCTAAATAATAAAACCGAAAATATGGAGCAAGATTGTACCCAAATGCGAAATCATATTGATTTTATTGAAGATACTTACAGTAAGGTCCGAGCCCCGTTGAATTTTTTTACCAATCAAATAAATGCTTTGATTTCCAACGATAATGGAGATTTACCGTTATTGAAAAATGGCAAATAAAAGGACAAATAAAAAATACAAATATATTTTTATATAAAAATATAAAAATATAAAA